ATAAGTCGTCCTCAGGTAAATCCATTAAACTTCTAATTATATTATTACCGAACCGATAAATTTTAGTTCCTATATCAGACCCAGCACCTTCAGCCACTAAAAATTCACCAGGAGTTAAAACTGCAAACGGGTTTCTTGTAGCTGCAATTTTTGCAGATTGTGCTGCAGTCACTCCCAAGAATCCTCCTGACATACTAAATGATGGCTCTGATATAAGTCCATCTATAGGTAAAAAAGTATTACCATAGTATTGTAACGGATCCTTTATAAGCTCTGCTCTCTCTGCTACGTCCGCAGCTCTTTCATAAAGTTCACCAAACCCTGCTGCACCTTCTGGCAAGGTAGCTAGTGGCGACTTAATTTCACCAGCTTCTATTTTATTTAATAAATCTCTTGTTTGATCTAATGTTGTATCAGGGTCAATACCGTAAGCTTTTTTTATTTTTAATATATCCTCTTCTGTCGGTTGTGAAGGATTTTGTAAATAAAAACTTTTTTGATTTTCAGTGCCTTCCATCAAAGTTATATAATTTTGTGCTTTTAAAGGTGCCATTACAATGTACCGAACAGGTCCTCCACTTTTATAGATAGCGAGCCCTCAGGTGCAACAGTGGTGCTTTGCTCTACAGCCTCATTAATAGTCGTTGGTAAAGTTCCCTCGGGTTGTGTAGCCGTTGTAGACCCACTCTCACCTGGTTGCATAAAATACTGTCTATAGGCTTCAACTGGTAAATTTAATCTTTCAAGTAAAGGTATAATTGTTTCGTTAACTTCAGGAGTTGTCCCAAGAACTTCAGGTGTAGATCTAATGATAGCCTTTTGCGCTGCTGATATTTGTGTTGCAACTGCTTGTAACTTAGCCAGGGCTCTCTCTGGAGATTGTAATCCGTAAATAGAAACAGCTTCAGACGCTCTTTGGATATCATCAACATTCAATCTACCAGTAGATTTTAAAGCTCTAGCAAGACCATAAATAATAAATATTTCATCAACTTTGTTTCTAGCATATTCTGGGTCATAACCTTGCCTTTCCCACCAGCTAGTATTAGTAAAATCTTGAAGAGAGGCTTGCACTCTTCTAGTCTCTGTTTTAAATGGCACTTTTACGCCACCAACGAAAACAGGAAGATCTTTTAAAATAACATCATCTTTAGTTTGAGTGTTTACAACAGCACCAGTTGGTAAAGCGCCTGGATTTTCCTCATCATAACCGTATAAAATTTGTCCTTGTTCTAACAAATCATTACCAAATTGCCCACCAGCGCCAGCTTCATTACCAGCTAAATTGAAAAAAGCTCTTGTGACAGCACCAACCTCTTGAAGGGCATTTTTAAAAGATCCTGATATACCTAACTTAGATGGATCGGTTTGTGAAATTCTAGCAAGAGTTTGAAATTGATTTTCTAAGGTAAAAACATTCAAAGCTCCCTCTCTTTTTTTAGCCTCAGACAGGCTTAACGTTTTAAAATTACCAACATCTTCAGAAGCGTTAGTTTTACTTGGAAAAAATAAATTAAATCTACCTTGCTCATCACCTGGTATTTTTACATCAAATATTTGTTGACCATCTTCAGTAACTCTACCTAATCTGTACTGTATACCAGTTTCTGTAAGTATAGGCATGGCTGCTATGGGTCCTATAACTTTACCATCTGGCCCTACGTAAGCTACTTGCACTGGTTGTTGTGGATTTTTTAAAAAGTGCATACTAGCTTTTAATTTTTCTTCTTCCATATCAAGATTTGTTTGAGCTATTTTTTTTAATATGTCAGATGTAAAACCTAGATACTCTTGTGCATTAGCATTATCGTAACCCATTTTTTTTAGGTAAAAATCTGCTTCTACAGCTTTGATATTTTCATTTGCTTCTGCTGCCTGTTTTGCAGCTAACTCACCCACCATTAATCTTCTCTCTAATTTTGCAGTCTTAATCTGATCTTCCCTATCCATTCTTTTGCCGACAACTTGTAAATAAAGGTCAAGAGCTCCTGCAGCTCCTCTATAAGGTGTTCTAGCGTTGAATGAATCAACTAAAAATCTTGTAAACTGTCTACCTGCTGTGTCATCCTCTATTGGACCAATTGATTCTTCTATAATTTTTTTAAAATCATCAGGACTATACCTCTTACCTAAACCTAACATTTGTGCATAGTTATCCATGTTAAGATTTCCTGCTTCAATGACAGGTAACATTTGCCCTGCATATTGATTAGCGTAATAATTAAAAAGATTTGTATCTTGTTGTATTCTTGCCGCTTGATCTATAGATATTTGATCTTTTGCAGCTTTTTCTTGCTCGTATTCTATCGGAGCTTTTTGTGGTACTATAGGAGTGTATGGTTCATAAGTAATAGAACCACCCTCGGGTTGAAAACCTTTTAGTACGTCAAATCCTGACTCGCTCATGGATTATGTCGTCCCGGTTCCACCAAATAATGAACCTATGCCTGTAAATAATGGATTAAATAATTGTTGAGTTTGACTTTCTGCGTATGAAGGAAAGCCACCAAGTAACGCTGCTTGTCTAGATAAAGCTTGGAATGGTTGATTATAAGATCTCATTAGATTTGTAAAGTCAGCAGCTCTTTCTGCCTGTCCGATTCCCCTTTCTGTTGCACCTATTCTAGCCAATGTGCTAACATCTCTTTCTGTGACACCTGACGCTATCGGATCAAACTGACCAAAGATTTGACCTATACCTGTTTGCACTCTTCCAATATTAGCTAAGTTTTGTGCAGCAAGTTGTCCTCTTCTTTGTTGATTTTCAAATGCTTGTTGTGCTGCCCTTTGTGCTTGTTGAAAACCACCTGATAATAAACCAGCTATACCTTGCCCTAACTGTCTTTGGAAACCTGTTGCAGCTTCAGCGTCTAAAACAGCTTGTCTGTCACCACCAAAAGCCCCTCGTTGCACTGCTTGTGCATCCCTACCAGCTTGTTGAATATTAAACTGACGTTGCATTTCTTTGGTATACTCATCAATCACCTGTTGTTGAAACGGATTCATAAATTGTTGAGTAGTGGTAGGATCAAACATACCTGTTGACTGTTGCGCTTGTGTAGCTGCATTGCCAGCAGTTAATGATGCCTGACCTAATGATCCGACACCCATGTTTAAAAAGTCTGGTCTGTTTGCAATATCTGTTTGCGCTAAATTTAGAGCTTGTGTTTCAGCACCAGAAATAGGTTGAACAGTTTCTTTTGGCAAAGGTGGTAAATTTGAAACTAATGCCTGTCCAGATTTAATAAGATCTGCAAAATATTGAGCTTTTAATTCTTCTAAAGTTGCCATTATACCATCGCCATCCTCTCTTGGCCCTCTTCAAATGTTTCTGCGTCTTTATCAAATGCAGTTTGCAACGCATATAGGTTTTCTGGTCCTATTTTATCTGTGGCCTCTTTTGTAATTATAAACTCACCGTTTGATATATCTGTAGGAACTTTAGCCTCACTACTTACAAATCTTATTGAATCACTTTTACCGGTCCCTGGTCCGGTGACCAAGCCACTAGGCTCACCAGTATTTGGATTTATACCAATGCTAGTCTTCTTTTCTCCACCCATGGCATAACCAGCTATACCACCCGTAGCATTTTGAAAAGGACTCTCTTCTAATTCTTGTTTAAATCGGCTTCTATCTAATATTACATTTGGATCAACATCCAGTAATCTTGGATCGTTTTGTCCCTCGAGAAAAGCAGTTAAAAGTAAAGTCGCTTCAGCAGCTTTTATTGGATCTTCAATTGCAGCTTCAATAGCTCTTTGAGGTAAACTTTTTAATAAATCAAGTATGCCACCTCCACTTGAACCTGTGCCACCTACTGTGCCCGCTTCATATGGGTTGACCGCAGATAAAGACTTACCTATTTGACCAGTAGGAGTTCTAAAAGTGTCCATAACACCCTCAGAAAATGTTCTACCGGGTCCTGCAGTCGCTCCACCTAATAAGGCAGTAATACCAAGATTCCTAGCTACATTTGCGGGCTTGTCGCCTGCAAGCAGTCCTGCAATACCAGACGCTACAGCAGGATTAAAACCAAAACCGGGAGCTAATAAACCTATACCAATTTGACCAATAGGACTTTTTAAAAGTTGCTTAGCGCTTTTAAATATATTTTTTAACATTATTCATCCCCAGTTGCTGCTCCACTAAATAAATTTGGTGCAATTACATGCACGTCTCTACGTATGTCTTCTTCTTTAGTTTCTGTTGCAGGGTTGGCGATGTCAGCATCCACTTCTTCGTGGCTACTGTATTCATATCCTGTTTTAGTATTGGTCACTGTAGTCTCTACTTTTGCACTATATACTGGGACTTTTTTCCCATCAATTATGTCATGACGTAGGAGTACAGGTTCGTCTACAATCTTTGCCATAATATAGTTTTATAGGCGAAAACTCACTAAATCAATAGGTTTTATTTACTGAAAGCCTACATTACCTGATATGGATATTCTGTAGTCATCTGATGTATAAAAAGGGTACACTAAGTGATTAAGATTGGCTGGAAATAAAGCCATTTTACCCTCCCATGTTTTATCTGCAGGTATTTCTATGCTCATTATTTGTCCTAACTCATTTGTAGTTAAAAAAGCGAAGTGACCTGCTCTTATCTCATCCTGTTTCATATGTGGAAACCTAGCTCTTTCATCTTCTATTTTGTATGGAACTTTATGCCAAATCACAAAACTAAATAGCCCGTCATGAACATGCATAGGATTAAATTCATATTTTTTTTGATAGTTGACCCAAAGATGATGAAGCTGTAAATGAAATTTTTGTGTGGTGTGCATCCCACTTATTCGTCCATGATAGTTAGGAAACTTTTTAAAATGTTCTTCTATACAACTACTTACAAGAGGCCATACTATAGGTTTACCCTCAGGTAACATAAACTCGTTTTGTATATTACCAGCAAGGTCTTTATTTGCTCTTTCTGTGTGTTTTTTATTTATGACTTCATCTAATTGTTTATTAATATCTTCTGGAAGATTTGCTATTAAATACATTATTGTTGTTGTTTTACCTCCAATACTGAGACCTCTATCATAGCTCTTGAGGCAGCATTTGCTTGCACTTTCATAGAATCACCCTCTTGATAAACCATGCTAGTGCTTATTGTGTTAGTATTAGTGCCTGATACATCAACTTGAAATATTTGAAAATCAGCACTACCATCATTATGGTCAAAATTAACTGTAACTGAATTTGATCCATCATAATTATGTGTATTAATTGTTTTAACAATAAATGTTGATACAGGAACTGGTGGTGAGGCAGCAACATTAGCAGTTGGCACAGTAAAAACCGTTGTCAAATCAGTTGTTGTGACATTAGTTATAAATCTTTTAAATACATCAGCCATTAGATAAAAACCAACTTCTTCGTGTAGACTCTTCTTGTGTGTCCAGTGTATATTGAGTGTTTAATTGTTGAATTAGTTCCTCTAACAATCTAACTACTTCAGCTTGTTGTTCTCTTTCATATTCATCTCTAGGATCAGGAAATCTAGTTAAACTTAGTTTTGCCATAATTATTAATTATATATTAATACTTGTCTAATTACCATTATATAGCTGCCATTTAGATTTTTTTACGAAATTAAAGGCTAAGCTTATCCTTAAATCCTCTTTATTAGGTAAAACTCTATGTTCTGTATCGTCTTCAAATATTAATATTTGTCCAAATTCTGGTTTTACGGTTATTCTATTTTGCAAATTAAACTCTACTTCCGAGTTGTTTTTCGTAAGATAAACAACACCTGATAAAAAATTATGTATAGGGTCTGTGTGAACATGTAACTCTTGATAAAAATTTTTTTTGTATACATTGATCCAAGAATTATAGATATATCCATCAAAAAACTGTTTGTTTTGACCCATATATCTATCTATGTGAAACAAAATATGTAGTTTTAAAAGTCTAAGCTCCTCAATGTTTAAAATATTGTCAGTTAAATTAAAAGATGTATTAACATCACAATTCCATGTGTTGTGTGTATACTTATCTCTATTGTTAGTTATGTAATTTTGTGGATCTTTACAAATTTTCAGATCTATTTTATTTTTATAAATAGCTTTTTCAGAAATAACTATTTTATCTTTTTCCATCAGGTTGTATGTCAAATCTTTGTGTTCCAAGTCTCCATGCTGTGCCAGTTGTGTTAGATACCACGTTTACTGTAAACTCTCTACCCCGACCACGTAGACTTACAAAATCTGTATTATCTTGAAAAGAAACTGTTTTTGTTACTGCTGTGCTATTGTTAGGGTAATTTTTAAATTCTAATTTTGCATTTAGTGTTCCCTCTTGATCCTCAATGTCAGGAATAAGTTTTGATACAAAAGAAAAGTCGTTTCCTTCACCTATCTGAACCACTCCTGATTTGACAAAAGCAGTTATAGCTGCACCATCACCATTATTTCCTGTTTCGTGTAAAAATACAGATGATGCTCCTGCAGTTAGTCCAACGATTGTTTCATTGTTTGCAGTTGCTGTTGAATCAAACTCAGTTGCTATAGGATTATCATAGACTTCTCTATCAATCCAAGTGGTTCTAGCCAATGTGCCAGTCCACCAGGTTTGCTCTAAATAATTATATGCAACTATAGCGTTAATTTGATCTGAACCTGTTCTAGGATAAAACCACATAATCTCATTAAACTCACCATTATGTCCGGCAAAAGCATTTTCTGATCCAGTAACATTAATATTATTAAAAACAAATTGTTCTACTGTACAAGGTAATTTTTTAACAGAACCATCATATAAAAAGAAAGAATCTTGTGACATCCAATAACTTACACCATTTATGTCTACACCCGCATGAATACCTACTATTCCACAATTCTGACCCAATTGTCTAAGTCCAAAAGTAAATGGTGGCCCTATGAACTGTAAACTATGTAAAGATGTATCTGTCCAAACAAGTATTTGTCCTCTTGAACGCTCTGCTGCTACGATTCGTGAGCCGTCTGCAATTCGTAGCGACCCTGCAGTATTCTCTGCAGTTGGTTGATATGTGTTTATGTCTTCTTGACTAGAAAATCTTAATAATAAATCATCTTGTGAACTTATCGTACCGACTGTGGATTCTGTTCCAAAAAATAACAGATGTCTATCTGGTGTAGATACTAAACTTAGTCTTGATGCTGTAGGTGCGTTTGTTATGGCAGTGGCTCTAGTTGATACTCCTGAATCAGGACTCCATTCGAAAGCACCACCATTTAAAACCACAGCTATTAATTTTTGACCGAAATTATCTAATGACCACTGTCTTGCCTCCAAAGTGACATTAGATGTGCTAGACGGTGTACCCCATGTGCCTGATCCCCATGTATCTGTCCCCCAACCAAAAGCTGAAGTGGATAAAGAAGGACCAACATTTATTTGATATTTAATATTACCTGTGCCACCACCACCTGAGGTAGATCCTGAGGCAGCCGAATCAGCAGTAACAATATAGGCATTATTATTGGCCACTGATGTTACTTCGAACTCTTTGTTCATGTCTAAGCCATCTATCGCTGAGAACGAGTCAAAAGTAACAAAGTCACCCTTAGCTGCTCCATGCGATGTATCAGTAACGACTACGGAGGTAGTAGCATTTGTTGTGAAAGGATTTGATATAGATGATGTTGTTTTTCTTATTGGCGTAATATCATAAGCTTTACCTTCTTCATGAACGTAAAGCTTTCTATCTGTGCCAAATGCACTATATCTAGTGCCGTCAAGTGCTACCCATGCGTGTTGATCTCTAGCAACACCCACTAAAGTTGTAGAAATAAATCTCTCCCAACCCTTAATTTTTTGTGCAGATCCTTGAAAAAAGCGCACCATATCACCATCTGTCCATTTACCTTGGCCAGTGTAATCAGTGACTTCTTTATTAATACCAGGAGCTGGTCTAAAATTTACTAGGGGCATGGCACAAATATATATAAATTACTCTTTTTTAGCAACTAAAGACCCAACGTGGCCTTTGTAAGCTCTATTACCAAAATGAGTTAAGGGCATGGAAAGATCTGCCCATATATCCCCACCACACTCTTGCCATAAGCGAGAAAAGTAATAATCTTCCGAGAGGTATCTTTTTTGATCTAAAGTTTGATAAGGACCTACAGCAAACAAATCATAACAATTATCAGATCTATAACCTCCACCGTTAACTATTTGATCCGACTCATACTTTCTATCAGGAAACTTTTTAAACATTGTTCTAAAAACATTACGTTTCACGAGCATCATACCGGTTGCTGCCTCGTTAACTTTGAAAAAACCATTTTCTCCTTTTAATTTAGTTGGATCGTCAAAATTTAAATTATATCCTAAAGCTCTAGCTTCAATGTCATCTGATGTTGCGTTTGGATTTTCTTCTAAAATTTTTTTAATTTTTTCTAAATAAATATGTTTTCTAGGATATATACCACAAGCAACATCTTTATCAGCACAAAGTAATCTCTGAACGTTTTTCCAAGTAAAACCAATATCTGCATCTATAAAAAGTAAATGACTTGCAACAAAATCTGTTTGATCCATCATCATAGATACTATTGTATTTCTAGCTCTAGTAATTAAGCTTTCGTTACCCATCGTTTGTATTCGTAATCCAACACCAAAAGCTTGTGTCCATTGTTGTAATTCTAATAATCCATGTAATGTTGCCTCAGTTAACATTCCACCGTACATGGGCATACCTAAAAATATTTTAAATTTTTTGTCTTTTAATTCTTCTTGTTTAATCATTTTTATCTACCTCTATGTTACAAGTTAAGGATAATTTAGGACTTTGTATCTCTAATACTTGATGATTTACGTTTTTATCGAACCAGATTACATCTTGATCTTTTAAAGTTTTTTTCTCATTGTTTATCATCCACGTGGACTCTCCGTACACATTTTTTATTATTACTGGGTAGTCATGTTTATGTTGTTCAAAAGATATAGATTTTTTACCGTTACCTAAATAAAAATTCAAAGAAATATTTGTTCCAAACCATGAGTTTAATAGCTGTTGTATAATCCAGACATCTTTTGAAATGCCTCCTATGCTTGACAGTATAAGTGTATAACCTTCTTCATAACACTCTATACATTTTTCAGACGATAAATATAAATCATCATTAAAAAAATCTTGATGCTTTGAGCCATCATCTAATATGGCTTCGACACTAGGCTGTCCGTGCAAATATTGTTTTGGCCAACGTCTTCTATCTAATAATTTTTCTAATATACTGTCTTCTGTTAAATTTATAGGTAGTTTTTTTATTTTTTCTATTAAATCATTATTAATCATTTTAGACATCTATTAACACGTTTCCTGAAACACTTATACGATAATCATCAGAACTAAAAAAAGGACTAACTGAGTGTGATAATAAAGCAGGGAATAAAAAAATCTTACCCTCCCATTCTTTATCTACGAAATGCGTATCATGTTGCAAACCTCCTAGTGCATCACTGTAATGAAATTGAAAAGCACCTGCTTGATCTGTATTACCCTCTGCACCTGGAGAAGATTTTTTCTCTTCGTCTTTTGTAAAAGGCACTTGCAACCATATTACAAAAGAAAAAACTCCTGAATGTATGTGAATAGGATTAAACTCATGTTTTTTTTGGAAGTTTACCCACATTGATTCTAGAAAAAACGGATGGGCTTGTTTAGTTACTTTTATAGTTTTCACATAATTAAACTCTTCGTCATATTTTTTACACAGGTCTATAATATAACCTTCAAAATAACCTAATGCTTTTGGTATTTTAAATTCTTTTCTTATATTACCTGCTAAATCCATATTATGTTTTTCTAAATTTTTTTCGTTTACTATTTTTTTTAGTCGTGCAAGTAAATTTTCAGGCACATCATCTGATATATACCCTATGTTTGGAAAGTAATGTGTTTGCATTGTCATTAATTAAAGCTTGGACCTTTCAACCAAGAAACTATTGTTCTCCTTGTGCCTGATAAAACAGGTTCAACAGAGTGAAGAAAAAAAGAAGGAAAAATAATAACATCTCCAACGTTTTGTTGAGGATATATTTTTTGATTTCCTGTCTTTAAATATAAACGGCCACCTTCATAGTCATCATTTAAAAACAATATTATAGTTAGCTTTCTTTGATTCTTTTTATCAAAGACTGTGTCTATATGTTCAGAAAAATGTCCTGAAGATCCGTATCGTAAATATTCTGCTTGATCACAATTATCTATATTAAATTTCCACATAGAGTTATTAGCTGCTAAACCTATACCTGCTAACGTAGCACCAATACCCTGATCTGTCGGTATTTCAATTTTTTTATTATTTCTTATGTCTTTGTTAAGCACATCACCTACTAATAAAGCATCTTTTAGTTTATCATCGTTTTTATCAAAGGTTTTTATAATATTTTTGCAACTTTCTGGTGTCAATGCACTATATTTAATTAAGTAATCTTGATTTAGGTTATGACTTTGATGATGTGCTAAACACACTCTACCGTCATATTTGTATCTTGTATTAGGTCCTTGAGCATCTACATAATGAAGAAAAACTTGTGCTTGCCATTCTCCCTCTATGTAT